AATAAAAGTGATATGGAGAATCTAATATGGCAAGTACATTTAGTAATTTAGGTTTAAACCTACAAGCGACTGGCGAAAACTCCGGAACATGGGGAGAATTAACTAACGTCAATTTACAAGAAATAGATAATGCAATCGCAGGTGTTGTAACAATAACACTAACAGGCAATACGACATTAGCATTTACATCAAATGCAACTTCTACGACATTTACAGATGAAGCAGGTAGAAATAAAACAATTATTTTATCAGGAGCATTATCAGCAACAACAGTTACAGTTTCAGTTCCAAACATTGAAAAAGATTATGTCATTATAAACAATTCAGGTGCAACAGCTACAATTTCATCTGGTGGTTCAACAACAGTATCTATTGCAACAGGTTCTAAAAACTATGTTATTGTAGATCCAACTACAACTTCAGTTATTTCAGCGGTGCCTGCAGCAACTCCAGGCGGTTCTGATACATTCGTTCAATTTAATAATAATGGTGCTTTTGGTGGTATTACTAATACTACTGCGGGCTTTATATTGACTTCAAACGGGTCAGCTACTACACCATCTTTTCAGGCAAATACTGGAATTACGGCTGGAAAATCTATTGCATTAACTTTAGTTTTCGGATAATAATTAACAAGGAGATAAAATATGGCAAATCCAAATATAGTATCGGTAAACTCGATATTCGGTAATACCACAGGTATTGCATTAACTACAACTCTTACAACAGTATTACTTGCTAACGCATCGTCATCAGGAAAAGTTTTTAAAATAGAATCAATCATGATTGCAAACGTAGACGGAACAAACGCTGCAGATGTAACAGTGGATTGGAATACAAATGCAGGCGGAACGGGGACTTCTTATGCACTTGCTGCAACTATTTCTGTACCAGCAGATGCAACATTAAATTTAGTCGACAAGAATTCATCTTTCTATCTAATGGAAAATCAATCTATCATTGGTGGTGCAAGCGCTGACTCTGATTTAGAATGCATTATTAGTTACGAAGAAATAAGTTAATCGGAGGTTCGAGCTATGGCAAATGGCGGAATTATCGGACCGGTTAATGATCCAAATGTATACAGCACATCTAAAGTAACATCATTTACATCATCAGGAACATTTACAAGAAGAGCTGGTCAAAATACAGTTGACTATTTAGTTGTTGCCGGTGGAGGTGGTGGAGCAACTGGATCAGGTGGAGGTGGAGGAGCCGGTGGTTATAGAACATCTTTTCCAGGAGGAACACAATTATTAATATCATCTAGTCCAGTACCAGTAACTGTTGGAGGTGGAGGAACAGGAGCAATATATGGAGCAGGAAATGCGTGTACAGGAAATGGTAGTCCTTCAATATTTTCATCAATAACTTCAACAGGAGGAGGTGGAGGTGGGAATGGAAACGCAGGAGGTCCTCCTTATACTCCAGTTGGTACAGGTGGATCAGGAGGTGGTAATAATGGTGGATATGGTCCTGGAGCAGGAGGAATAGGTAATTCTCCACCAACAAGTCCTCCTCAAGGAAATAATGGTGGGAGTTCTGAATATCCAGGAGGTGGACCTGCTGCAGGTGGTGGTGGCGGTGGAGCAGGTGCAGTAGGTGGAAATGGATGTGGTTCTAATAGAATAGGAGGTGCTGGAGGAGTAGGATTAGCAAATAGTATTACTGGTAGTCCAGTATTTTATGCAGGTGGAGGAGGAGGAGCTGCATCTCAAGGTGGTGATGCACCAGGAACTGGAGGAGCTGGAGGAAATGGTGGTGGAGCAGCAGGATCAACTTTTACTTCTCCTACAGTAGGAACTGTTAATAATGGAACGGTTAATACTGGTGGTGGAGGAGGAGGTGTTGCCGGTCAACCTGGACCAGTTACATCAACAGGAGGATCAGGGATCGTTGTTATTTCAGAACCAGCAGGAACATTCGCTCCCGGCGTCTGGTCACTACAATGTCAATACAATTTCAAGAAAAACAACCAATGGACTTAATAAATATGACCTTTCATTTTAATAAAAATTGTATTATAATAACATTTAGGAGTAAATAAATATGGCACATTTTGCGGAAATTGACAGTAATAACATAGTTTTGCGAGTTGTTGTAATCGACAACAATGATGTAAATGCAAATGGAGGAGATCAATCGGCAACTGCTGCAAAAGCGGTTGAAAAGATTGTACCTTTTTCAAGTGGTGTAAAATGGGTTCAAACTTCTTATAACAATAATTTCAGAAAACAATATTGTGGAATTGGTTATACGTTTGATTCTACAAAAAACAAATTCATTGCACCTCAACCTTTTGCATCTTGGTCACTCGATGCTAATGACGACTGGCAAGCACCCGTTGCATATCCAACAGTTACAACTTATGGAAATAATATAGAATACAGAATTTCTTGGGATGAAGCTGGACAAAGATGGATTGGTAAAGACGATCAAAATAATTCATTCGCTTGGTCACCTGAAACTTCATCTTGGATTGCTACAGGCAATTAAAGAATTTTAAAAACGGAGTAAGATCATGGGATCACCCAATGGCGGTATCATAGGCGTAGTCAATCCAACATCGTTTGGAAAGTGTACCGTTACATCTCAAACAGCATCTGGAACATTAACAACGCAACCAGGAACTAGAATTGCATCTGTTGCAGTAATAGCTGGTGGTGGAGGAGCTTCTTCACAAATGTCAGGAGGAGGTGGAGCAGGTGGACTTCTAACTAATTCATCATTTTCAGTTTGTGGAGCAACATCTTATCCAATTACAGTAGGTGGAGGTGGAGCAGGTTCTCCTACTGGTACTTTTGGTGCTTCAGGAACAGATTCAATATTTTCAACGATCACAGCATTAGGTGGTGGTGGAGGAACTGCTTTTTGTGGAGCTCCTCCAGGAGCAATTGGTAGACCAGGAGGATCTGGTGGAGGTGGAGGTGGAATTAACAGTGGAACTGCAGGTGCAGGTTCAGGTACACCAGGACAAGGTAATCCAGGAGGAACAGGATTTCCAAATACAACAGGTGGAGCAGGTGGAGGTGGTGGAGCTTCTGCAGCAGGAACAAATGGAAGTGCTGCAGGTGGAGGACCGGGTGGAACAGGATCAGATGTAACTCCAATCTTTGGACCAGGTTTACCAAATTCAGGAGTTTATGCAGGTGGAGGTGGAGCAGGAGGTAATAATAACTTCGGACCAAATCCGGCAGGAACAGGTGGACCAGGTGGAGGAGGAAATGGTGGAACAGGATCAGGAGGAAGTACTACAATTTGTGCTACAGCAGGAACTGCAAATACAGGAGGTGGAGCAGGTGGACAAACAGTTGGTGGTGGTAAAGCCGGCGGTTCAGGAATCGTTATCGTAAAAGAATTAAACAAGGCCAGTGGATCGTGGCCGTTGAGTGCACAATTTAGAGCAAGGAAGCAGGGGACATGGGTTGAAACATTAACTTCAGTTGATGTAGATTTTTTAGTAGTAGCGGGAGGTGGATCTGGATCCAGAAATGCAGCAGGTGGTGGTGGAGCAGGTGGTTATCGTACATCTTTTCCAGGAGGAACAAAATTAACTTTATCAGGATATGGACCATTGAGTTATCCTGTAACAATTGGAGCAGGAGCAACTAGATCACCTGCTGTAGTGCAAGGTCCTTCAGGTAGTCCTTCAGTATTTTCAACAATTACATCAACAGGTGGAGGAGGTGGAGGAAGAGGTTGTACTCCATCACCTTGTGCACATGCAGGAGCTCCAGGAGGTTCAGGCGGAGGTGGGGGTGGAAATGATCAAGCTGGAACAGGTGGAACAGGTAATTCACCACCAACAAGCCCACCACAAGGAAATCCAGGTGGAGCAGGATTAGTATCTGCTCCAGCTTACGGAGGAGCTGGGGGAGGTGGAGCAGGAGGCACAGGAGGAAATGGTAGTTCTTCTTCTGGAGGAGCAGGAGGAGCAGGTTCTGCAAATAGTATTTCAGGTTCACCAGTAACTTACGCAGGTGGTGGAGGAGGTGGATCTTACGCTGCAGGTGGAGCAGCAGGACCAGGAGGTGGAGGAGCGGGAACAGGAAACACTGGTACAGCTGGAGCAGGAGCAGCCAATACTGGAGGAGGTGGTGGAGCAGCAGGACCAGGAGGAACAAATGCAAATGGAGGTTCAGGTATAGTAATAATAAGAAGTCCAGGATCAGCAAATATTTCAGCAAGCCCAGGTACAAACACAGTTACAACATTACCGGCACCAGCTGGAGGTTGTAAAGTGGCGACATTCACGGTTTCTGGAGATTTAACAATAGATTAATTTACACTTTACAAATCCTATAGAAAATAATATATAGAATTTAGAAATGAACCTTCAGAATTTTTACTACTACTTCCAAAGCGCACTCACGCCTAGATTTTGCGATGAGTTAATTAAGTATGGAATATCACAACAAGAACAATTAGCTTTAACAGGTGGACAAACTGAAAAAGTAAATAAAGGAAAACCACTTGATGATAAAGATATAATAGATTTAAAAAAGAAAAGAGATTCAAATATTGTATGGTTAAATGATCGTTGGATCTATAAAGAAATTCAACCATTTATACATCAAGCAAATAGATTAGCAGGTTGGGGCTTCGACTGGGATTTCAGTGAGTCATGTCAATTTACAAAATATAAATTAAATCAATTTTATGACTGGCACTGCGATTCCTGGGAAGCTCCATATGCAAATAAAGATAATCCAGATACATTTGGTAAAATTAGAAAATTATCTGTTACATGTTCTTTATCAGCACCAGAAGATTATGAAGGTGGAGAATTAGAATTTGATTTTAGAAATATGGATCCTGATAAACCAACAATTAGGAAGTGCGCCGAAATTAAACCGAGAGGATCTATTGTAGTATTTCCATCTCACGTTTGGCATAGAGTTAAACCAGTAACGAAAGGAACAAGATATTCATTGGTTATTTGGAACCTTGGATATCCATTTAGATAATATGGCAAAAACAGATCAATTAAACTCATCAATTTATTTTAGTTCACCGGTATATTCTATAGAAATTCCTGAATGGGTAGATGATGCAAATAAAGTTTGTGATAAATATATTAAAGACGCTAAAAAAAATAATGCAAAAATTATTAAAGAACGAGAAAAAAAATTTGGTAAAAAAATAGGCGATCATGGAATAAGTCATCATTCTACATCATTAGTTGGTGATCCTGCTTTAAAAGAATTACAAGAATATATTGGAGCAACAAGTTGGAATGTTTTAGATCATATGGGATATGATTTAAAAAATTATGAATTATTTTGGACTGAATTCTGGGTACAGGAATTTGGTGAAAAAGGAGGTGGGCATCACGAAGGTCATATACACTATGATAACCATATATCTGGTTTTTATTTTTTAAAATGTAGTGAAAAAACTTCAATGCCTGTTTTCCATGATCCAAGACCAGCTAAACTTATTACACAGTTACCATTAAAGAATGAAACTGAAATAACACTTGGAACACATCAAATACATTACAAACCAAAACCAGGTACTATGATATTCTTTCCAGCTTACATGGAACATCAATATGTGGTTGATGATGGTATAGAACCATTTAGATTTATCCATTTCAATTTACAAGCTGTTAGAAGAATGATAACAGATACTGTTAGAAATACCGTAAAGGAGAAAAAATGAGTTTTAAGAAAAATAAATATACAGTAATTAAAGGAGCTATATCAGAAGATCTTGCTAAATTTTGTTATGATTATTTCATGATGAAAAGACAAGTTGCAAGAACAATGTTTGATACAAAATACATAAGTCAATTTACAGAATACTTTGGGGTATGGAATGATCAACAAGTTCCAGAAACATATTCACATTATTCTGACATTGTAATGGAAACATTACTTGTCAAATTACTTCCAGTAATGGAAAAAGAGACATCTCTTAAATTAAACCCCAATTATTC